CCAGTATTTCGTGTCCGTCAGCCCTCCATTTGTAGGGTTTCGGGTTAAGATTTCTCTCGTTCAGATAGGATAGAATTGAATCGGTTAATTCGGCTACACTGGCAAAGCTGCCATCACGAATACATTCCACCGTGATATCGCGGAAGAACTGTTCGACCAAATTCATCCAGGACGACGAGGTTGGGGTGAAGTGCAGGGAGATCCGGTCAATTCCAAAATTCTTGCGGTAGCTCTGATTGCGCCACTTAATCCAAAACTTTATTTTGGCATGCTTGTGGGTCGAGTAGTTGTCGATGATAACATGAAGGCAGAGTCCTTCGGGGGATTCCGCATCGAGTTGCTTAAGAAAGCGAAGCCATTCGACATGAGTATGCTTGGGGGCGATGTTATGCGATATTTTTCCATCGAGATAGCTCAACGCCGCAAATAAGGTAGTGGTTCCGTGCCGGGTGTAATCATGTGTTGCTGTTTTAATATGCCCGATCCCGAGGGGAAGCTCCGGCTGAGTGCGTTCCAGCGCCTGGCACTGGCTTTTCTCATCGCAGCAAAGGACCAGAGCGCGATCGGGTGGCTGCAGGTAGAGCCCCATCACGTCCCAGAATTTTTCCTCGAAGTGTTTGTCGTTGGATAATTTGAAAGTGCGTTTTATGTGGGGCTTGATGTCGTTTGCGCGCCAGAGCTTGTGCACCGTTTGATTGCTCACCCCTTTCGATTTGGCCATGCTGCGGGTCGACCAATGGGTGCGCCCTTTCGGTGGCCGCGTGGCTTCGCTGATGATCTCCGACTTCACCTGCTCGCTTACGCTGGGCTTGCGGCCCGTGCGCCGGGCTTCGGCCAGCCCGGAGAGCCCGTCCGACTTAAAGCGATTCTCCCATTGGCTCACTACCGTGCGCCGAACGCCCACCAGCGAGGCGGTTTCGTTCTGGCTGAGGCCCTCCATGCGGTGCAAGATTATGCGGCTGCGTCGAACCATTCGCTGGCTTGTGGTCGGCTGCTTTATAAGGTAGCGAAGCTGTTTTTCTTGTTCCGGATTAACGGAAAGACGAGTGATCGGTCTGGACATTACACCAGCATCATGATTTTACTAGTAATGTCCATCTAATTATCAAACACTACACTAGATCATTCCCGACATTCTTGATGAAAGCATGGGTGACGGCGTTTCGAATTTTCCTCAGCTTGTGAAGGTTGTCGCAAAGCCCGTGGACATCATCGGAGTCCCGGTAGACTGACTCCAGCTCCTTTACCAGTGAACACTGGTTCAATTTCCGAATTCCGCCAAGCCCCTTCTCGTAACCGTTAATACCCTGCACAGAGCATTCAACGAGATGCATCTTGAGCAAATCCTCGATGATGTGGCCGTAGAGCATGACCTCGCCGTAGGTCGCCATTAATTCCGTGCTTTGGTTCATCCCGTAAGTTGACGCCAGCTTCGAGCTGTGAGCAACGAGATTCAAGCCGACGAGCAGATCACCACCGAAGCAAGCAACTGGGTATTTGACGAACATGTTGCGCCACACTTCGATGAACACGTTCGGAAGAGCGTCCCTGATTACGACAGGGTGCAGGACCTTGCCGCAAAGTTCTCGGATTGGTTCACCCACCCAGACTGCACGGTTCTTGATCTCGGGGCTGCTACAGGCGAGACGATGCTTCGCATTCGGGAGCGACATTCCAAGCCCCTGACGCTTATCGGATACGATAACTCCCAGGCGATGATCGAGCAGGCAGCGCTCAAGGGCATCGAGGTCCTGTTCAAGGACCTGGAGAGGCTTACCGATGTCCCGACCTTCGCCTACGGCGTCGCCCTCTATACGCTCCAGTTCCTTCGGTCCCAGGCACGGCAGCAATTGGTCTATCGACTGGCTCAGGCCATCGAGCCGGGAGGCGGATTCTTCGTAGTAGAGAAGGTTCTCGGCAGCTACCCGACGACTCAGGACATCATCCAGCAGCTCTATTGGGAGATGAAGATCAAGAACGGCCTGACGCCCGCCCAGGTCATCGCGAAGTCCCACGCTCTGCGCGGGTGCATGTTCCCCAAGACCATTGCGGAAAACGAAGCGGAGTTCCGGGCAGCCGGGTTCTCCCAGGTCGAAATCGTATTCAAGGATCTTCAGTTTTGCGGGTGGTTGCTGATCCGATGAGCCCACCATGGACAAGCCCGGTTTTGACGAATCCGCCGCCCGGAAGGTTCTCGATAAGGACTTCGAGAATATCATCCGAAAGGTCGGCGCGGGCAAGACCCTGACTTCGGCGGAACGTGCCCGGATCGAAGCACGCGCTGCGGGAAGCGATGATACGACCGCCTACGCGAAGACCATTGTCGAGTTGTCGGAGATCCTCGGGGTCACCCGCCGAACGCTTTCGTCCTGGCGGAAGATGGAGGGAGCTCCAAAGCCGCTGCCGAACGGCGATCACGATGTCTCGGCTTGGCGGGAGTTTGTGCGTCTGCGCGGGCTCAAAGGAGGCCGGGAGCCTGCGGGAGCGAATACCGAGAACCTCAAAGCAAGACGCCTCCTGGTGGACATCGAGGAGCGCGAGTTGCGGCTGGCGATCAAACGGGGTGATTACATTCACCGCGAGACGATTCGCAAAGCGGTTCTGGAAGGACTGGCCCGGCTGTTCGCCATCTTGCACAAGCGCCTCGAAGACGAGTTGCCCCCGCTCTCGTGCGGCAAGGATGCCGTCGGTATCCGCGAGGACAATGCCAAGGCGCTCGACGAAGCCCGGACCGAGGCTTTCGAGTTCTTTCAAAATTGGACGGAGGAATGAACGCCGACATCGCAGAAATGTTTGCCGAAGCCGTTCGCCCTCCGGACCGACGGCCACCTTGGCAGTGGTGCGAGGAGCACATCGCGGCGATCCCGTATTCGCCGGTTCCGGGCCGCTTCCGTTCCGATAACTCCCCGTGGGTCCGGGAGGTGATGGAGACCATCGTCGATCCCCGGATTAAGCTCGTTTCAATCATTGCGAGCGTCCAATCCTCGAAAACGACCGTCCCGGAACTGACGCTTTGCTACATCATCAAGAATCTTCCCGGTCCCTGTCTCTGGCTGGACCAGACAGATGAGGATGCCAAAGACCAGTCCGAGTCCCGCCTTCAGAAGCTCTTCGATGAGTGTGACCCTGTGAAGGATCTCTTCCCCCGGGATCGTCACAAGAAGCGCAACCACACGATTCATTTCGCCAACGGGATGACGCTTTGGATTCTCGGGGCGCACAACAAGACGAATCTGCAACGCCGCTCGATTCGTTGGCTGATCGGCGATGAAACCTGGCGATGGCCGACCGGACACATGGCCGAGGCGGAGGCCCGCGTCACCGCTTTCGGTTGGCTGGGCAAGTGCCTCTTCATGTCGCAGGGAGGAGAGGAAGGCGACGACACCCATCGCAAGTTCGAGACGACCGATCAACGCGAGTGGACCTTCGAGTGTCCGCACTGTGGCAAGCGGCAGCCGTTTCGGTGGGAGAACGTCGAATGGTCGAAGTCTGCCAAGGATGACAACGGTGAGTGGGATTTCACGGCGGTGCGCAACTCGACGATCCTCCGCTGCGAATCCTGCAACCACTACTTTGAGGATAATGACGCCAACCGCCGTTTGCTGAATGCGTCGGGGAAATTCGTGCGGATGAATCCGAATGCCTCGGTCGAGAACGTCGGGTTTCACTGGAACGCCCTTTGCGCAATGAGCTGGGGCAAACTCGCTGAAATCTACCTGCGGGCGAAGTCGGCGGCAAAACAAGGCGACACCACACTGCTTCAGCAGTTCTACCAGAAGCGGCTCGCTCTGCCCTGGCGCGAATACGCCGAGGATTATCGCATGGAGATCGCGACCAGCGGTTACCGGATGGGCGAATCATGGGAGGACGAAGCGGGCGTGAATCGCTTTGGGCAAGTCGTCGAGGCACCGTTCGATGAAGGCTCGATCCCTCTTCGCATTCTGACCGTCGATTGCCAGATGGACCATTTTTTTGCGGTTGTGCGGGCATGGACTGCGGGCGGCTCATCCCGTCTGATCTGGTGCGAGCGGCTGCTCACCTTCGATGATGTCGAGGCACTGCAGGAACGCTTCGAGATTCACGCAAACCTTGTCTTCGTGGACGCCGGACACGCGACCTACGATGTTTATCGGGAATGCGCCAAGCGAGGGTGGATCGCGCTCATCGGGGACCGCCGTCTCACCTTCGTTCACAAGGTCCGCAAGGGGACCTCCATCCAGCGGTTCTACTCGCCCCGGCGAAAGGTATCCCTCGGGACCGGCCGCTTCTGCTACGTTCACTACTGGTCGAATCTGAACATCAAGGATACCCTTGCCCGGCTTCGGAGAAATCAGGATCCGTCGCGTGGTGTTACCTGGGAGGTTCCCGACGACATCCCGGAGGAATACCTCGCGCAAATGGAGAGCGAGCAACGCATCAAGGAGAAGAATGTCTGGGTGTGGAAGCAGATCGGCAAGCGTCCGAACCACTACTTTGACTGTGAGTCGATGCAGGCCGCTGCCGCGACG